CTTGATTTCAAAGCCGCCGCTTAATATTGAATGCCTGTATATTTCGTAAATATCAGCCCACCCTTTTTCGTCTGTGCTAACGATGCCAGTAAAAGCCCGCTGCGTTCGCCTGTAGTGTTTTTTAAGCAGCGTACTCCAGTCATTCGCATGCATTTGCGCCCGAACCGTGTTTCCAGTAGAAATTCCCACACGATACCCTTTGCGGATTTCACTAAAAAGGCTTCGGACTTCACGGTTGAATATCCTCTCAAGCTTTAGCTTTAGCGCTAATTGGTCGTTTAGGTTCATTCGCTGGTTGCCCCATCATCGTTAATATCTGTGCCAATCTCAACAAGGCTTGCATTCTGGTAAATCACATCGCCGCCCTCAACCGGATCACGGTTCGGCATGGACTCCCTGAGTTCGTTTTTAGTCTCAGCATTGATTTTCGTGCGTTGTTCAAGCTCGTTAAGCATGCGTTTCTTCAACGGCTGCAAGGAATCCCTGTTGAACGTGATTTCAGCATCTTCAAGTTTGATTTTAAACCGTGGCAGAAGAAAGCGCGACATACCGGAAAGCATTGTATTTGTCAGCGGAATAACAGCGTCATCGTAGAGCATTTCCACGCCAGTTGTCATATTGTCAAAGGTTGCTGCATCTGTGTTTGTAATAACAATCGGGATTCTAAACCGAAAATATACAGCCTTGTCAGCCGTTGCGTTCATGTTTGACCAGTCCATGTCCTTTGGGGTCACGCCCATTTCTTTAACTGTCTGAATGTCGCTGCCGGACATAACGCCGATCGTGCCTGCTTTTTCTTTCCCCGCAAGCTGCTCGTTTATGTCTTGTGTGCGTTTTTTGTGTTCATCGCTTCCAATCGTCACTTCATCGTTAAAAATAACAAGCATTGACAGCCTACCGCCGTTTTCAAGCATGGAAACATTGTGTATCTTGCCTTTTAGCTGCTGGCTGGTTTCAAGCGCTGCGGCCTGCAAGGGGCTGTCTGCCGTTGCATCCGTTGACATGGAAGAAAAACCAGCAATGCGATACAGCTCTTTTAATTTGGTTTGATCGTAATAGCGCGAGATCCGGTTGTCGCTCAATTCCTGCTTGTAAACGCCCTGCGCCATGCCTGTTCCAATTCGATAGATATCCACATACTCATCGCCGCCGGTTGACGCAGTGACAAACGTGGGACGTACAGGGAACAATTCCTGCGGGGGAAGGGTGGAAACTCCCATTGCATACATGGGGCAAGTCTTGGTCAGGAGGTAATGCCGTGCAATCCTGGCAGCAAAACCAGACCAATCCATATATGAGTTTGGGTTTTTCAGCAGGTCAAGCACTGGATGGCTGTCCAGGATCGTGCCGTCTTTTAGCTTAATGACTGGCACAATCTGTTCGAATGCAGATGCAATCATATCAACCGCTGATGCAACGCTTGAGTTCTGCTGGTAAATTTTGAATGCTTTTTGCGGGGTGATGACTTCGCCTGTCAAGGAACAGGAAAGGAACTCGTTTGTCAAACTGTCAATGAAAATGCTGCGGGTAGCCCCTTGCGAGGCTTTTGTTTCGCTCTTGATACCTGTCCACTTCAGAGGCCACTTCATAGGCTACATCCGGGAAAGTTAATTGTTACTTCCCTTAATAGCCACATTTTGACATCTTGTCAAGTACTTTTTGTCAAAAATGTCAAATAGTCAAAAATAATTGCCAGAATGGCAAATGGCGGGTAATAAAAAAGCCCCGGTTGGGGGGCTTGGCGGGTGGGGTGTGGCTACTTTGGTTGACACCCAATAAGTACATGGCGAATATCGCCAAGCACATCAAACTGTTGGTCTGTTATTCCCAACATGCCCCGAAGGTCAATGGCGTGCATTCTGCCAACGACATTTTCAAGCACCTCCTTTTCCTCGCTTGATAACGTCAACTCATAATTCTGTTTATTCAAAACTTTAATCTCTGCCATAATTCCCCCATCTGGTTAGTGTTTATTCGTCAATTCTTAGATACAGCCACAGCCCAAAAAACACAACGCCGTATTGATGTAAAGTATTACACTTTCTATGGCTGTTTATTATGCCAAACAGTGGTATTGATTGCCAATAATAATGTAAACCGATCCACCGGTTGAACATATAAACATCTAAGCCATCGCAAATTACTATTTTACCAAACAACTTCATAACAATTCCCCCATCTTGTTAGTGTTTAAAATGTGTGATTGGCAGTACGTCACTCTCTGCTCTGTCGCAAGGCGACACCTTTTTTGGGGCTGCGTGTCTCCGATTCTCCACGCCGCAACCACACACATCCTGTATAGCATATTTTCACGGGTTGTCAAATATAATCTAGGTATAGCCCTGCCTCGAATCTTTCCAGCCTGCGTTTTTCGCACATTTCAAGCAACCCGAACAAATAGGCATCCCCAAACAGTACCCTAAAATAAACACGCTGTTCACTTACCTTGAAATAAAATCCGTTCATGGTTGCTCCTTATCTTTTATCATGTCGGATACCATTTTCGAGCAAGGGCTTTCCCCGAACATCCATTGTCTAAGTGGTATTATTGGCGTGTATGCTTCTTGCAGTTCGTCACGCAGGGCAACAAGATCGCCCGGCTCAGTTTTCTTTTCCATACTCACCCCCCCCGTTTGCCATCATCCCTTGTAAGCTTCCGTGTTTTGGGATCATAGGTTCCCCCAAAGGCAGGAGCCATAGCGACAAGCATTCTGTCGGAAACGCGCTGCGCTGCTTCTTGAATCTTTACACTCTCTTCTTTTGTGACTAAAAACCCACCGTCTCTGTTCTGTTCCATCACACCCCCTTAGCTAATATAATCTTCCCATTCAATTTCTGCGTGCCTTATTAGTGTTCCAGCGCTCCGGGCCGACACGCCCAGGCAACCACCAATAGCAGAAAGCGATTTGCCTTCCAATCTCATTTGAACTGCTTGCGCTGTCTCTTCTGAAAAAATGTCTTGGGCGTCCATGCCTTCAGCGCGAACATCATGCAAAAAAGCCTGCTCGTTGAGATTCGGAAACTTGCCGCCACCCATCTTTCCCGTGTTGTCTGTGGGTGGAGTGTTGTTTATTTCGCGATACAGCAACCTTTCTTTGCTACTTTTCATAACACCCCCTCAGCTAATCATGAACGTGCCTTTTTTGCTCAACTCAGTTAATGCCCAAACCAGAGCGTCAACCCTGTTCGGTGATTTGCCCTGTGACTTTCCCGTGACAGGATCAAGGTCAAGCATCTCATCTTCTAACTTGCTCAGCCCTCGCGCATGTCGCACAAAGCCTTGTGAATATAGCGCACTGATAGGCTCTGCCCTTGTAACCTTGCCCTTTGATGCGTGAACACGTATTATTTTACCTTTAAATCCAGCATTACGCAAGGTGTCTTCGCACATATCACCGCCTTGATTTGTTTCTATGACAATCGCGGCGGCATAAAGACTGTCATGTAAAAAAATTGCAGTGTCAGCCCAATGCTTTGGCTTTCCGTGCCTTGACAGGTCGCGTTCAACAGTGTATTCGTCTCTGCCGTGTTTTGTTGCCGCTATTATTCCATGCTCATCACTTGTTTTATTGTCTGTGGTTGCGGGGTCGACAGCCACAACGGTTCTTGTTGGGCTTTCCCACGGTTTACCGCTTGCACTTTTTATGTCTTCCTCTAGCCACACCATTTGCTCTGCATCGTACTTTGGTGGGTCTTGTGCGTATTGGCTCCTATATTTCCTACGATGCGATTTAAGGGCAACCTCGTGCTTCTCGTTGTGCTTATAAGGCCACAGCCAGCCCGGATCAAGGCCATGTTTAATTTCAATGCCGTGCGTATTCTCCAGCGGGTATTCATTCATAGTCTTATTCAATAATAACTGGCAAGTTTAAGTGATGCCACATTTCACCGCTACCACCGCGCAGCAAATAACCTGTCAAATCATTCCATGCTATGCGCTGCATTATAAGGATTATAGGCACAGTCTCAACCGCAAGCCTACTTGACGCTGTTTCGCTATACCTATTATTTGCAGTTTCAAGCTTTGACGGATAATTAACGTCATCCGGCTTATTGGGGTCATCTATAAGCATTGCGCCCGTGAACATGGTATCCAGCATATGCCCCGCCCTAAATCCAGTAATTTGACCGCCTGCCGCTGCTGCTCTAACGCCGCCGCCCTTAGTGTTCCACCAAATCGACTTACTGTCTGCATCGTCCTTTGTCTGCATGGGCCACATTGACTGATAGTCTACCCCCTTAACTATCTCCCTTGTTGTGGCTGAGTTTAACAATGCAAGGTCTTTAGAATATGACATATGCAGGAATCTACTGCGTGGATTTATCGCAAGCCCTCTTGCCATATAGCTAATTACCGCCATTTCTGTTTTGGTATATCCAGGGGGTACATTTATAATCAGGCGTGAAATAAAATCAGGGTGTGAGGGCGGTAGCATGGTGCGGTCAAGTGCGGCCTGCATAACCGGGTGATGCCTACCGATAATCATCTTTGAGCCGATGCGCTGTTTCATAAACAGGCGGGTGAAATACAGTCCGTCTATTTCGCATTCGAGCCTTGTTGTTTCTGTTATGGTTGCATCGCTAACAGTCATTTTTCTTCAGCATCTCTTCCCTTGCCTTCTGGTATTCTTCCTTGGACAGCTCAACGGTTTCAACTGTTGCCCTTAAATCAATAACCTTCTTATCATGCCCCGTAATCCTCGCCTTGCCGTCAATTGCTTTTATAGCGGCTTCCGGGCGTTCAATCTTCAGAGCTAATTGCTTTGCTTCATCGTATTCAGCGGCAAGGGAATCAACTGTTATTTCATGCCTTTTAAGGGTTGCGGCCTGTAGCTCTTTGACCCTTGCCCTTATGTTGTCCTTTGCAAATAGCTTGCACGCCTTTTCCCGCGTTGTCTTTTCGGTCATGTTGCCAGTTGAATACGCAGACCTATATGCTTCGCTTTGGTTGCCTGTTTCAACAAAGACCTTACACGCCTTTTCCATTTTTCCTGTTATTGGTTTCTCAGCCATCACACCCACCTCACGTGTTCCCTTAAAACCTTCAAAGGGATTTTATATTTTTCTGCAATTGTTTTCAAAACAATGTCGTCAAATTCCCCGAATGTAATAGGCTGCTCTTCTGTTGGGCCTTCAACGTCATCATAAATTATTGGCTTTCCCAATAGTGTTTGGGGTGGCTTATCATTCTCAGCCATCAATTCACGCTCCTGATTTTTATTATCTCAACAATACCATCAAATATCGTTACTGCGCATTTGATTGCAAGAACACCGCAGAGAATATTAACTGCAAAATTCAAGTTGTTTATTGCTTCTTGTAGTTCTGTCAT